GCATGGTTGGCATACTGCAATTCCGTTCGCGCCAAGCGGAGCGCCTTGTAAGCGATCCCCCGCCCGCGGTCCTCTGGCCCCCGGAGCAGCCCCTTTGCGTCGGCGGCCCGTTCGCTGGGCGTCATGCCGTACAGGCGCTGATTCGTCCAGCGGGGTAAATCCTGCTCAGCCCCTAGCAAGCCTTCCAGCCGGTCGGCCAAATCCGCGGCGCTGGTCCGTTCCGCATACGCCGTCGCCAGCGTGTTGCGGATGGCCGTCAGGCCGCCGTTCTCCAGTTGCCAGATGCGCTGGCTGAGTTGCAGCCCATCGCCATACACCCGCTGCTGCGCAGCCATAAGCGCCCGCTGCCGGCGCTGCTGCCAAAGGCCGATGATCGTCCCTACCTCATCAGCCGTCTGTTCCTCAGTGAGCGGCTGCGGCACGCCGACCATAAAGGCATTGTGCTGCACCACCAAGCTACCAAAAGGCAGACTGGCCGCCTGCTCTCTGGCCGCCGTGAGCAGGGCCGACCAGGTTTGCACGAACGCCCGATACCGGCTCTCAACCTGCCCCATTGCGCCCAGCAAAGTATGGCCGCTAACCATCCCCTCGGCGTCGGTGTTGCTCCGCACCAACCCCACGAGCCAGGCTTGAAACGGATAAAGCTGCTGGTGCGTCTCGCCCATCACCCGCAAGGTCAGCCGCATCAGCGCCTCATGGTTCAGCCGGTCCACGTCAGCCGGGCGGATGTCACTGAGCGCCATTGCTGCCCGCTCCTCGGTCCGGCGTAGCGTTGGCCGCCACCCTGGCCACCTGGTCTGCCATCTGCTGCTGGATGGCTTCAATCTCCGCGGCTGCATCAAAATTCGGAATAAAAAGCGACAATAGGCGGATCACGGTCTCGTCGCGCAGCCCCAACGCCTTGAGCTTCAGCGCAGCGTCGCTGGCGTCCTTGAGCGTAGTGGCGGACAGCGCTTGCTTGCTCGACCATTCCGCGGACCAGTTGAGCGATTCCGGCAAAATCCCCTTCAGCAGCCATTGCCGTTCGACGAGCGGCTTCACGAACTGCGCCGTCACCCAAGCGGACTGCGCCTCCTTGCGGCTGTCGTATTGCTCTTTCTGTTCGTCCAGCACATCGCGGTTCAAATCCTGGCCATAGCCCAGGAGCGACATGGGCACCGGTGCCGCCACCCACCAGGTGCGGATGTGGTGCAGCACGTCGTCAATCTCACTCAGGCGGGCGTCGCCCTGGATGCTCTGAATGGTTGTGCGCTTGTTGCTAAAGAAATCGGCGACAGCGGCGAAGGGATCGCCCAGGGCCGCTTTGTTGCGCGCCTGATAGGCTTGGATGTCGGCTTCGCTGGCGTCTTCCAGGCTATGCACGTACTTCATACCGGCCCGCGTCTTGCGGCGGATGGCGATGTCCAGTTCGCCTTCTTGCATCCGCTTATACGCCTTGCGGGCGCTGCCAAAGAGCGGCCGGCCGTACCGGCTGTTGGCGCGCTTGCCGCCGCGGGCATGAATCAGTTGCCACTCGGCGAAGAAGACAGCGTCGGCCGGTGGGTCGATAAGCGCAGCGGCGTTGTATCCACCGTTCCAATACAGGTCTGTCCAGAAGAATGCGCGGCTGGGGTCAATAAAGCGGTCATACTCGTCCGTCCAGCGGTGGATCTCCAAGGTCGGTTTGCGCGTCACCTCCACAATGTCCCCTTGGCGGTTCGCCCCCAGTTCCAGGAAGGTGTCACCGTCGTTCAGGGTCTCGCGCACCCACTCCTCAATGTTCTCCCAGAAGCCGATGCGGGTCAGCAGGTCGGTCGCGATCTGTTGCGCCTCTTGGGCGCGCCGGCCATCCACCCGCAGTTCAAAGCCGCCTTTGACCGAATCGGCGGCCAGGGTGTCCACGACCCCTTGGGCGCGGGTGTCCTCCTCATACATGCGCCGGCAATCCTCGACGAGCGGCCGCCGGCCGGCTTCGGCAGCAAACTGCTGGACGAGGGCAGACGGACGCGGCGGGGGTACCACCAACGTGACTGGCGTCGCCTGCTGTACTCTTGGTCGAAAGAGCGCCTGAAAGCGCTCGACAAGCCCGTTTACCCGTTGAAAAGCCACGTCAATCCTTGAAATAAAAAAGGAGCCACAAGTAGAAACTACCTACTCATGGCTCCCTGCATGGGACAACCGAATCTAATTGTTACTGCGCTCGCCTACGCCCCGCTCACCTCTGGCCTCAGCTTCGTCCTTAGTTCCACCAACCGCTCGCGCAACGCAGTGTTGTCGCTGTTGGGCTGGCGGTTCATCTGCGCCTCGACCTGTTGAATCGCCTGCGCCAGTTTCACCCCAAGCGGTGTAAAGCGGGCAACGATGTATTTATGCTTGCAATGCGGGCAGCGGAAAAACCGTTCCTTACCGCCGCCCCGCAATGGCCGGTCCTTCACCTCGATGGGGAAGGTCTGGCCGCACTGGTCACAATGGACAGGCTTCATGTCCGTTGCCGCTCCTCTAACGCTTGCCGCTGCTTGCGCGACGGCATGAGTTCGCCGGTCGTCTTGATCTCGTGCTTGATGTCGCCCCCGGCCCCACCGTGCAGGGTCAGGGTCCAGTTGGCTCCGCTATTGCGCAAGCGATTTAGGTTATTCAACAACCACTCGATCAGGACTTTGTTCTCTGCGTCCATCTTACCACTATCCGAATAGGTTTTCAATAGCTGCGCGGCTTACAATTTGTGATTGGGTGGCAGCGGCGTCACTGCCTTTGCCATCCACATACATCACGGCGTAGCGCATGGCATCCATGCCGTGATTGTTTAGGTCTAGCGGCAGCTCCTTAATGGGTTGACCGCTGGCTGCTACTGGGTAAATATAACTCGGAAACTCTTCTTCGGTGCAGACCGGCAGGTGAAGCGCCTTCAACTCTGGATCCATTTCAGCCAGCGCATCTGCAACAACAAACAGCCTTGGCTTTTTGTCGCCGGCGACTTTAAGCCGCTCTTCGACTTTCCCGATGCCCACCTTGATGCGCTTATCCGCAGCGATGGTTTCGATGCCATTCTCACGCAAGGTCGCCCGATCCTCGGCGTCATGGTCAGCGACTGTGGCCTCAATCCGTTCACCGGCGGAGAGCGCCTTGATCAACTGCGCATGCACCTTAACTGTCCGTTTAGACATATAGATCTCGCGATACAGATACATGCGCCCATCTGGGTCAATGGCCCACCACTGACAGACAAAGGGATTGGTGTAACCAAAGTCAATCGCCCGAATTCGGCGCCATTCTGCCGGAATCCTGAAGGACAGCTTGCCGTGCAGGACGGTGTCGTATTCATAAACCTGCCCTTCCGCGGCAACCCATAACCCTTTGCGCCCCCGTTTGTAACGTAGACCGGTCAAGCCATCCAGAATGGCTATCGTGATCTTGCCCTGCTCTGTCCATTCGCCCTTGGCGGTATCGTACAGGCGTGGGTTGTCCTCGTGGCGCATCTCCAAGAACTGCACTTGCTTGCGCTGCTTAATCCAGTGTGTTGGCGGTCCAGGGTTGCAGTCGCCCAGGACTTGGGTGTACGGCGCATTGCCCGCGCGCCCCGTGGCGCGTCCGACAAGTTTTTCCCAGCTATCCAGGTCCAACTCTTCAGCCTGGTTGACGTAAATGAAATCGTATTCGGCGCTCAGCACCTTGTCAGGATTGTCCATCCCGCCCACCAACAGCCGGCTCTTGTTTGGGTACTGGTAGAACTCCGGTTTCTCGCCACCGTAAGCCCGTACCGGACACCGCATGTCACTGGGTGGAATGGGCAACACCTTCTGCTCGTACGTGACAACCGCGCTGTTGACCACGCTCTTGTAGGTCTTGCGCACCATGAGCGCCCGTGAGCGCGGAAACAAACAAAGGAGCGCATGGAGCTTACTGAGGGTGGCGAACGTCTTGCCGGTTTCGTAGGGTCCAGCCAAGATGATTTCGTGCGCTTTGCTTTCCCACATCTGAGCTGCGCCCCCCCGAAAAACGGGAGCGTCCGTCGTCTCAGCAATAAAGGTCATGGCTTCAATTTGTCCAACTGGCCAGGCTGTACAATCATGATCGGGATGGGTCCGTTGTTTTCTACTTCAAGCTTATCCGTCCATAGCTTGTGATGCTTGCCGAGCTGCACTTGCGCCGCCTGCGCATCGTACAATTCGAGCGTCAGGGTAATTTCCGTTTCGGTCATATCCTTGACCGTGCGCACCACCTTGCGCTGCGTGATGCGCTTGATCAGGTGTGTCCGCTTCGGCGCTTTGGTTTTCGCATCGGTCAGGCGAACGGAGATCTCACCGTCTTCGGCCTGCTCCAAGAATTCACCGATGTCGCTGCGGGCAATCTCGGCTTGGCGTAGTAGCACCTCGTTCGCACTCATAGTGTGTGCGTCGACGCGGCGCTGAATCTCGGCAGAAATGTTAGCTTTTGTTAGCAATTTATGCGCGGCTACTCTGGCCGCTTCATAGCTACAATCGGGGTAAACGCGCTGATAAGCCTCGGTGGCGTTTGAGCATTTCAGCCTGATATATTCGTTAATGAACTCCTGATGCTTCGGTTTCACACCTCACCACGGCTCTTTTGCAACTGCATCAATAAGCCATTGATGTAATCGCCGCATTCTTCCCGGCTACCATAAAGTAGAATCACGCCGGAGGTTGGGATACTCGGCGGGTAAGCGACAACCATGCGAATAGGCGGCTCCGCCATACTGCCATCTTGATTGAAATAAGATATTTCATTGACAATCCGGCAACAAAGCGCCAGATTCACCAGGTCGCCATTTATCCCTTTAACCCACATAGTGCGCCCCTATCCGTCTTACCGATACACCGCCACATAGACCAATGCACCGAGCAGTAGGCCATTCGTGATGATGAAAGGCCAGATCCAAACACCCTCATGCCACAAGGCTTGCCAGTTCCACCCCATGCTTAGCCCCCTTCTCCACTACGCGCAAGCGCGCTAATTTCGCGAACACACAAGGACTGAACTGTTCGCCATAGCTATTTGAAGAGCACCCGCTGCCAAAAGCTACTGGTTTCGCTCAAGCCACGCGTCGCCGGCGGCGCTGCCCGCTCCTGGAGCGCCTTGATGCCCCAGCTCAGCACAGCAACAATGAGCGGGGCATAAACCTCAGAAAGGTGAAGGTCAGCCACATGATTCAGGATGTACTGCAAAAACGCAACGGCCGCCATCAGCAGCGCCGTGATCAACCAGTTTGGAAATTTCATCGCCTACGCCCCCAACAAACGCCAGGCCAAGCCCAGCAAAAAGAAACAGACCAGGAACCAGAACAGCACCCACTCATCGGCGCTCATTACGCTGTTGGCGGCGGGCGTCCACCTCTTCGATATTTTTGCTGGCTGCATTCGCTACGGCCATCATGGCCGCGCCGAGCAGCCCCCCCACGATAAAGCTAAGCAGATAGAGCATTAGGCAACCTCCTTGGCCTCATTTGCGCTGTTCAGTGGCAATCCTGCTCAAATTCTGGGCAGCCTTGGTGTAGGCATCGATTTTCATAGACAAGTACCAGAGGCTTGCAATCACGACAATAAACAAGGCGATGGCAATCCAGTACTGGCGTGAATTATTGCGTTGGTCATGCTCAAGAATGGTCATGCGCGTCTCTAGGCTTGTAATCGCCCTCCACAGTTGGTCGGTGTCACTGTCGTTGTTGTTGACCGTAACGCTATTTCTTTGATGGCTATCATCTATGGTCTGCCTAACGTTTTTACTGCCAAGAACTGAGCTTCTTACATCGCTGGCGCTTGCGTGGATTTGGTCGTTACCGATTTTGTCATTGCCGACATCATCGCCACCGGTAAATTGAACATCGGCCACATGCCACCCTACTGCCCAAAGATAAAAAAGCGAATGCCCTCCGCTTACCTCGCCTCAAGTACGGCGATGCGCCGTTTCACCTCTGCCATGTCAGACAACAGCGAATTGACCTTTTCTTCCAACGTCACCGGCTGCGGTGGGGGCGGCTGCACCACCATTCGGCGTTTGCGAAAGACGATGTAAAACGAGTGATGAAAGCGACTATTGCCGGTCGCCGGATCGGTGTCAGGCGTCGCTGTCTGTAGCCCACTCACGATGTCGGAGACAATCAGCGGGCCAGCGTCTTGCAACCAAAGGACCATGTTCATGCCCTTGCCAATCGGGATGTTCCCGGCGGCTGGGTCGTTCGGTCCTTTATCGAGTTCAACCGGCGGCGCGTCCTCATCGTTGCGCCGTCCTTCCCACGTATAGCCGATGCGCAACGGTGGGTTGATGAGCGGCTGACCATCATCGCCGAGGACATCCACGTAAGCGTGATGGTTGCCGCCATTGAGTTCGCCGGGAAGATGGGCCACAAGCGCCAACTCGTATGCAAACGATGTTGACGAAAAGCTGACAGTCGGTGCATCGCTGATTGGCGGCGCGCCTGGTTTGATTCCATCCTTGTACACCTGAAATAGCTTCATAGATACGGATGCTACCAAAACAACGTTGAACGCGCATCGGTCAAACTGGTAGGATTTGCTTACGATTCGCTGATAAGCGTATGGCAGACAATAAAAACAGTGGCGCTCGTGCGATTCCGAACGCCAAGTTTTCGGTAGATGTTTTTTAGGTGAAAATGAACGGTGGCTTCACTGATGGCCAACAGCCACGCAATACTCTTGTCGCTTAGGCCATGTGCGATCATGCGAAGGATTTGTTTTTCCCGCCGCGTCAGTGTCACCGGACGACGCGCCGGGGGATTCTCGTTTGGGCGTCGTTGGTGGGTCATGGTTGATTATTCCTACG